GCCTCCGATTCTGGAGTCGCTTTTGGCTCAGGAGCTTTTGCTCCTTCCCCTTCGGCTGGCGAGGCCGCGCTGGCATCTTCCCCAGCGTTGAGGATTTTCTCCTCTACTGCCGACTGTTGTTTGTCAGCCATAAAAACCCCCTAATCAGACCCTGATAATTCTGCGGGTCGACCACCAGACCAATTCTCCGACCAAAGAGAACTGGTAAAAGAAGCCGCCTACATCATTCGGCCTCTTTTATCAACTCTCTTTAGGATTGGTTCTCCATCTTCATTATAGCCAACCAGTCTAGTGTTCATGCCCACATAAACCGCGTGCTCAATCGGACAGCTTCTGCAAACAAGATATGGTCCCCGCTGAACCCATTGATGGCCAGCAAGACCTGGTTTTGTCCAAGGCTCTAGTTGGCTGCGATCGATTTCAAGGTGCAGTGCGTCATCTGCGTTTACGCTTGGTGAACCCAAGCTGGACTTTGCAAATCCTGATTGCTTGTTCTTTGGTAAAGCCATGCTTCATTACCTCTTTGACACAGCGCTCCATCTTAGCCACATTGGCTGGTGAGTCGCCACCTTTCTCTTTAGGTATCCCAAAGGGCATCTTACTTCGCCTTACCTGCTTTTGCTTTTGGTTCAGGCATTAATCCTTCTGCCCGCAAAACCTTTTTGGCGATGAAAGCAGCCAGCTTCTTGGCAATAATTCCCTCTCTGGTTACTTGTGCCAGACCTTGCAAAAATATGCCAAGTTTATCCACGGCGTCTCACCTCCTTCCCTTTGCGCTCTTTCTCTTTTTCCTTCTCCAACCACTCTCCAGTGGCCTCAATCTTGTCAATGATGTCCTGCAAATGTCCAGCTGCAATCCTGGCTACCAAGCACTTAACCCCAAATTCTTCGACTGTTAGTTTGCCCTCCATGACGGCAGCAATGTCATCTGCCTGTGCTAGTAGCGCCTGAATCTTCTTCTCGATTACCTGGTTCTTAAGCACCTTCCAGTAGCTGGTAAAAGCCAGTTCTCCCAAAGCCCGATCAACTCTTTCAATATCCACATCAACAGGCTCTCTTAGGCTTTTCAGCATTTCGTATATGCTTGGCTGATTTGGTTGTTTTTTCCTTGCCATCTTAACCTCCTTGTCCAAAAATCTGCGCTGCTGCTTGTCTAATCATCGGGTCTTGTATCTGGCTTAAATCAATCTGGGCTGGTTGTGGCTGTTGCGCTTCACCAGCAATGCCTGGCTGTTGCCTCTCCACAAAATCAATGATAATCTGGTCGGCATCCTGGATTCCTGAAGTGACGATCCAACGCTTAACCAGTTCTGCCAAATCGATGTCTTTGCCCTTTTGTCTCATTGCCTCAATCAACGCTGGCGTCTTGACTAGAATCGAGAGGATGCCGCTCAATGCCTGATTCTCCAGTGCTGTATCTTTCGCTACTGTTGACCCAGAATCGATGAAGAACTTAAATTCTCCCTTAATTGTCTCGGGCTTAATGGTAACCTTGCCGAACTCGCCACTATCATACATCTCGACAATGTCAGGATAAACTTCTTTGATTTTCTCAATCTCTCCTTTGAACAAGTTAAGGTCAATTGGCTTCTCCTGCTTCTTGGCAATCAGATCGATCATGCGGTTATAAAGCTCGGCCAACGCCTCTTCCAGTGCCTGCCTTTCCCAAGAATCGGCGGCTGATTCTTTAATTGCCTGCATCTTTAGAGCTTGAGGTGTCTTTCCCATCGTTGGCTCAACATTGCGCAAAACAGACAAGTCTGTTGTTCCCAGCATGTTGTTAAGCATAGAAACAAGCAGGCCAAAAACATTGTTAAAGGTGTTTTGTCCAGTCGGGCTTATCTGGAACTGGCGGATTGAGTTGGGGATTGTTTCCTGCCAGAATACGCCGGGAGACCATTTGATTGAAGACGGCACTACCCCCTGCCGGTTATATATGGTTGGTGGAAAAAGGGAGTATTTTACTGAATCAAGATAAAGATTGATAAGAGAATTGGTTGCTTTCTGCATCGGCGCTCCTCGCTCAATGTCCCCAAAGCCAAAATACCTGTCCAAAAGAGGAATGGTCTCTTTCATCACAATTGGCAACTGCTCGCTCCCATGAGGATTCTCAATTTCCCTTAAGATACCAACATCAGGATAATCCGGTGCATAAGTTATCCATCGATCCCTCTCATATTTTGTCCTTAACAACAATTGGGCAAATCTTCCTTTTCCGCCGTAATCATCTCCTCCCCATGTTTGCTGAGCATAGGAACGGTAAGGATACGAGGACTTGCTCTTTCCAGTCTTGTCTTTTATCTCCAATAAAAGCTTGTCAATGTTTCTCCAGGTTGCTTTTGGCCGACTCTCAATCCAGTCAACAGAAACAAAGCTGTCAACAAAGCAGTAATCCATGTCGTTAATTTGGTAAACACCCGGCTGGGGATACCACTGCCTAACAGGAATGAGCCAAAAATCTGGCCCAACATATTCGTCAGACACTCGGTAATCCACCAAAACAGGCATTGAGCCGTAGATGTGAGAGTAAATCACCCAAAGCTTGAGCTTCGTCAGGAAAGAAAACTGGGCATTAGCGTGTTTTTCCATGTAAAAGCGCCTGATATAGTCCATCAAAAGCGACTTGCCTTTGTCATTCCTCGGATCAAGCGCTTGAACCTTCCCAGCAGGCGGTTGAGCAAGAATCCGTTGGGTTCTCTGAATGATAGCCGTTGAAAGATGAGCATCATTTACTTTCGACTTAGCTGTTTCTTCAGCTAGATCACCAGGCTCAAGATTGAAAAATAGCTTTTCTCGCTCATCCCAGTCAGTTCTCAACTGTGAAACGGCTGAGTCAGCCTGAGCCCATTCCGACTGAAGATCCTCAACCCTAATCTTTTCTGTAGTGCGAGAAATGACGGAAATTTTCTTTGCCCCGTCCTTTCT